AAGAAAAGCCGGAAGACGTGCGACACATACTCAATATCATGGTCAAATCAATGCGGGAAATGAAAGAAAAAATGGAGATAGCCTCACAGAACAAATAGACATTCGGACAAAGTCCAAGGGAGGGATTTATGCCGGAAAATATTGTGATCCAATTCAGTGCCCATGCCTTAGATGATGCTTACCGACTTCAACTGAGAAGTCTTAGAGATTCGATCCAAGCCGCCTTACTCAAAAATGATTCACGGAAACTTCATGGAATGAAACTCGAACTCATGGAAGGAATTGCCGTTATCGATGATCGATTATTCGCCATCAAATATCCTGAGCTTGTCAGCCGGCGAATGGAACGCGAAAAAGAATTGAGGCCCGATAAGAAAGACGTGCAAACGTTCTGGACGATTGATGCCACCGGCAAGAAAATCGATATGGATGTCGTGCAATGATCCCTTTTTCTCTCCGGATTATTTTTATCGATCTCATTCTGCTCTGGCTGATCGGTTTTCTTCTCTATCGCCTCCAGATTCTTCTCGCAGAAAACGCGGATTTGAAAAAAAAGATTGAAATGCTAATGGCATCTTCCAGAGACGATTATGAAAACAAACAGGAAAATATTTGAAGCTAGATTCTCCTTTTTCTGGGATTGGTCTGGACTTAAACCAGTCCCCAATTTCTTCGTTGTTAAAAGCAATATTCCAAGTCTTATTGAGGGAAGCACTGTCGATGACATTCAAATCAAACGAGAACGGCTTCCAATTCCCTATATCCCAATGCCGCAGACATGGAGATATATGGTTAAAGCCAACCGGCGATGTGGACGATGTTTTTCTGAAATAAGAACAGATGGCGTGAGGGATCATAATCGGGTTGTCCATTTTCTGGATAGTGACGAGAATGATCCATTCGGCAATGAGGGAAACGGATATTCGTCCGATGATTATTCTTAGGGAGAATAGATTATGAGAACAGTGAGATTATTTATTATTTTGTTTATTTTATCTGGATGTGGGGCAAGACGATACAATGCCCATGATAAGGCGATGGCCGGACGGATTATGGATGAGCTGAAACAGGATGGGGGAGTGATCACCAGGCGGGAATTCAATAGCCTTTCTGAATCATTGCGTTCCGATCTCAAGCGTCAGTCCGAGCATCAGTATTCCGCGTTTTCAAAGGAACTGGATTGGAAATGCAGATGCGGCGAATGAGAGCTGGGGATCAGAATGGCCGCGCCGTCGCAACCTGGGATCTTGTACAGTGGATGCGCAATTTCTATCGCCGGTATCGGCAGAAATACCATAATCAGAACCGGGTTAAAGATACGATTTCCATAGCCCACATTGCCGCCCGCGCGGGACTGTCCTACGGAGCGACATGGGATATATTGAGACGCAAAAGTTGGAAATAAGTGCCGGAGTCTGGAATGTTCGTCAAATTCCGTGTCGACGAATATTCCTTAAGCGGGGGGGATCTCTAAGAGGGGGATTCTCTCCGCCCAATTTGAATTAAAAAAAGGGACGAACGTCCCAAAGGAACATGAAAATGAGCAAAGAAGATAAAGCGGGGCTCATCATCGCTATCTTGGGTTTGATTTCTATCTATCTTACAATGTTCGCTGCAAGAGGAGGATTTTGATGAAACTATATCCAACGAAAGATGAGCTCAAAAAAATAGCCGAATGGGAAGGAGATTGGATCAGCCTTCTAAATTATGTCTATGAGCTCTGGCATACTTCTGGGAAATGGAATCATTTCAAAGGAAACGAATGTTTCCAAACAGAAACAAATCCGAGCGACCCGTTATCTGATACTTATGAGCTATGCATAGGCGGCGTATCCGGCAATGAAGATTTAGTCTATGCCCTAAAAGATAATAAATCCTTCTGGCTGGACTGTTGGGAGTCGAGTCATCGCGGCGGTAAGTATGTGTTTACTGTAAACCATAAACCATCAACATTGGGGGGAAATTCAGCATGATCGCTATCGATGAAATCGTATTAATAACCAACGGGGAGTATTCCAGTTTCGGAATCATCTCTTTGGTGAAGGCGCTGAAAACATTTGACGAAAAAGAAGTCTTTCGCCAATTCCTTCCGGAACAAAAATTTGATGAACATGGAAGGCCAATTGATGGGAAAGGCAATCATATCGAGATATCCGGAGCTTATGTCGAATGGTTAAAAGAAAAAAAATATATTGAGAAAATAAGATACAGGGAATTTTATACGGGGGCTCCCGATTATTTCACTAAAGATTTTATCGCGATGGCCGAAAAGAATTTCAATATTCATGATTATGGAGAATAAAATAGAGTTTAGACAAGGATCTTGTTTCAAATGCGGACGATATCTTCGCTCAGCGGATGATGCGAGGCGACACGAAAAGTTGGCCCATACCGATTACCTGGCAAAGAAAGAATTCATCCATGTTTTCCAAACGAGATCGAAACACAAAAATGGAAATGGTAAATTCGACATATGTTCACTGCGTCCGCCGAAATCAGAAAAGAGTTCCAACTCTTAAAACCCTGCCGGGCCCATGGCGTTAATTTCATTCACATCTACACCAATCCTTTTATCACCAAATGGGGAGTCCGCTGTGTTCTTTGCTTTAAAGACACGGGCCAATTCAAAAAACTTGAGAAAGCGAGGGACGAATGGAACAAGTTAATGATCAAGATTCCAGAACAGGTGGCGATGAAGGTCGCCAAGGCGATGAAGGTCGCTTTACGATCCAGGAGATCAACGCGCTAATCCAGGATCTCGTTATCGATCTACTGGGGTACAAACAAGACCCCAAACAAATGGTTTATCCAGACTGGATCAAAGAACTCGCGCTCCGCCTAGTTGAGAAAGGATGGCGAAAGAATGTTCCAATCCACGACGAACAATTACCAAAATCGTGACCTATCATGCCTCGATGTAGCTTACCTCCACACCTAGACGAACCGTCCGAGTGGAAAAATACTGACGATGACCAGGTTTGGTGGATGCGCTGGCGCTTATATTGTAAGTCATGGTTCGCATTCTCGCATCGATGTCCTCCCGGCCTCACTTGGTCACTCGTTTTATTCCCAGGTTTGTACCTTCTCCCATCCTTGATTTATTTTACTGGCTGGTCATGGCTATATCTCTTCCCCGTTATCGTGATTCCCGTGGCCAAAAAGTGGCGTGAGTTTCCTATCGTCCTCTTCGCCTTTTCCGGCGGCGGACCCTTAAGATGGGAGACAACAGATGGGAATAAACAATCTGTCGGCGAAAGCCAGAACCTTATCTGGATCACCAGTGCCCATAACCCCGATGGAGATCAGGTCTGGTTATCGCGATGTCAGCTCTGGTGCCTATGGCACGTTCAGCTCCAATGGCCCCTATTCTTTGCTATAAGCATCTACATAAAACATGAAGATGTTATTCCAACCGGAACGAAAGCCGACCGAGATGGCAAATTGTTGTTTTTCTACAAGGGCTGGCATCGTGACAGTGATCAAATCTTCTGGGGAGATGGAGCCTACGCTGGCAGGAATTGGAAATGATTATCAAGCCACATGACAAGTCGCTCGTTGGCCAGGATCTCCGGCTTCCCGATTGGACCCACTGCCGCTTCCGCGTCATCGATATCGGATTTGAGTTTATAACTGGCATCGTTTACGATGGCGATAGGCCGATAGTCCAGGAAGCCAGGTCGATTCACCTGGATTGGGAACCCTGGAACGGAAGTTCTTAAAAAAGTTCTTGACATAGAAGTCGGTTTTTTTGTTAAAATTCTTGCGCGGGAATTTAATACAAAAAAATTAAAAAATAACCATATCTTTAAAACTTTCCCGCAAGATCGTTTTTTTGTAAAGATGTGGTTATTTTTTTGGCGGTTCCTTCCAAGATAAATGTGACCATCCCCTGCGCTGGGGTCAACGGCAATCATAATACACGGTAAATGCTGCCTTCGGATGAAAATCCGTTACTCTTTGGTTGGTGTAAGTCCAGCTTGGCAAGCAACGGTCGAAACTTTGGCTCCAATATACGGAGAGAAAACGATCACAACCCATTGAGAGGTTGGGCCGCGAGTCACCGCTGTCGACATGACGGCAGTAAGGAATTCGCCGTAAAATATCTCAATCAATTTCTCTTTGAAAGACAAATAATCTTTGTCTTAGTCTCTTCATTTCTCCAATACCGGAGAGTTTCAAAAAGAAACTCTCGGTATTATTCTCTAATAAAATATATCTAACAAAATCAATTGGAATCCCATCTCCCAAAAATAATTGAGCATCTCGCCGCCATTGACCGATCCCTGACCCTGATCGCCATTATTCTTGCCACTATGTTGGTATTCAAAAATATGGGAAAATAGTTTTTAATTTAAAGAGAGGGAGTAATTAAAATGGACAACATTAAACTTAATATCGAAACAAACGCCGAGATCGCGATCCAGGTCTTGACCTTCTATCGGTCACTAAAAGATCATCCGCAACATCCTCAGTATTATCTTCATGATCAAATGAGGGTACAAAATTCACCCCGCAAACGGGGCCCCGGTCGACCACCAAAAAAGGGAACGAACGTTCCCAAACGAGGCCCAGGTAGACCGCCGAAAAAAAGGGGACCAGGTCGTCCACCTAAGCCTAAAAATGAACAGCCATTCAAGAAACGGAGCCCCACGGATTATGGATGAGCTGAAAGAGGAAAAATGAATCGACCGGTTGGTAAATTCGAATGGTGTGCCCGTGCCTAAGGGAACGAACGTTCCCAAATTCATCGAATCATTCGACGATGATATATGCGTTTGCCGCCACCCACGCGATCTCCATGAGAAAATGACGGACGAATGTATATGCTGTCAAACCGATAAACCGGAACCACTGGATGCTCTAGGCCGGTCTGGCGAAGGCCAGTCGATCCTAAAGCCGACAAAGAGAATACCCAGAATCCGCGATCCGCTGAACGTCGGCAACATCCTCCTCAAAGAAGCAGAACGCATTGTCAACCGTTTATTGACGCAAACCGTTATAACAGAGGACGATCGCATTGCCATGGTTCAATGGCGAAAAGAACTGGAAGATTATATTATCCAGTAGTCTTATGGATTATCGCGAAATAAAACTCGATAAAAAACGGGTCCCCTATTTATCGCCCGTTCAATGTTTTCTCTGCCATAATAAATATTTGGTCTTTTATCAGTGGGGCAAGATTAAATTCGGAAAACAAGAAAAAGATCCTACCCCGTGTCAGCAGTGTAGGCGCCTAAGCTGTTATGATATAAGCCTAAAAAGATTTCATCCAATGAAAAGAAAACGCTCGTTTCCAAATCGGTAGACCATGAAAATTAACAGACTTCTTCTGAACAGACTTCGTCAGAAATGCTTCCTCGATCTCTGCGAAAAGACTATCCCAGTCTCCAGCCGCTGGATCGAAGTCCACGAAAAGAAAAATAGGCCGCCAGATCTTCTCTTAGAGTTTATTTATAAGTGCCCCAAGTGCTTAAGACAGGAAAAGAAATACCAACGAGTCGAGAAAAATCAAATTAGAGATTCCAAACTGATAGACGACTTGAATAAAAAATATTTCGAGATAGATCATGCTTAAATGCTTTGATCACTTTAATGCTAATACGGCCCCTTGCCCCGTTTGTCAGACAAAGACAGATAGTAAAATAATCCTGATACCAATAGACGGAACCGAGATAGATGGGATCGCCGAATGTATCCAAGTTCATCTGGATTGTATTAATCTTAGATATAAGAGAGATCCTGTTCATTACTTATTTTTGATCTATCAAAAAATAACGGATAAAAATATACTGAGAAAATCAGGTTTGGAAGATTCGGAAAATATATATGACCCAGTATAGACTTACACAATTAAATTCCCGCCGCGAGAAAATAGACGCACAGGCTGCAGTCCGATCCGCCTATATCATACTCTTGATCGTCTCCCTCGCTCTCCCCCTCGCCATCATCGATGTCCATATAGGCGCTGTGATTATCGGTAGTAACCTCTCCGTCTTCATCGGCGGAATCTTGATTACAATACTCTCTCTCTATATGCACCGGTTCGCCCGCTCTCATCTCAAAATAGATAAATCACTGGCAACCTCGCGCCTTATCGATTATCATCAATTCCGATTACTGAGAAAGATAACTTAAAGTAAAACGATTTAATTTACATGAAAAATAGCAGTCCCCCAGATAAAAAAAAAGGCGGATTCATATCTAGTACTGAGAACTATAAGCACGTTGCCGAACCGTCGGGCCCTTCTCCAATTGATCCTTCTAAGCTAAGCATGGATTCCAAACGCGGTGATCTTAAACCGATATGGCTAGAAGCATTCCGTAAAATGAGAACGATATACGGGGCCTGTCTTTCAACAAACTTGGATAGAAAAACAGTATACGACTGGATAAGTAAAGATCGAGAGTTTAAGAATCAGCTTAAGATGCTCCAGAGAGAAACAAGGGAGGTCTTAATTCAGACCGGATATGCTCGCGCTCTTAATCGGGAAGATCCCGGCTCAATTCCCCTCTTGATCTTTCTCTTGAAGAGTATGGCCGGTCTTAGCGAATCCAGTAAGATTCATGTCGACATTAGAGTTGCATACGAAGTAGTCAATCAAGTTATTCAAGTAATAAATAAAATACCAGGATCTTGTCCCCATTGTCATAGTACTCTTGATATCAAAAAAGAAATCGCTGAAAATTTAACGTCGCTATCAAAAAAGTTTGATCGCCAAGAAATGGTCTTTCTAAATGAATCCGAAGACCATAATTCATGAATCCAATATCGGATCTTCTTTCTCAAATATCAATCCAAATAAACGGCCCCCCCCTGTGGGACATTCATCACCCACCGCCCGAGCTTAACGAATACCGCCAAGATCCAAAACTCTTCTTAAGTAGCGTTCTGGATGCCAAGCATTGGTGGTCGGGTCAGGAAGAAATCTGTAAATCAGTAATAAAGCATGACCGTCTCGCTATCGCATCCGGCCACGCCCTGGGCAAGGATTGGCTATCAGCTCGTTTGATCCTCTGGTTTCTCTACTGTTTCGAACCCTCTATCGTCATCGCCACGTCCGCTAGCGACCGCCAAGTCTCGGCCATTATCTGGGGTGAACTATCAGAGGCGTTTAGTCACGCGCGATATAAGCTTCCCGGCCATTTCATCACCAAGAAACTGGTCATTGACGAAACCCGCAAATGGTATGCCATGGGGTTTGCGACGAAAGAAATACGGAACCAACCGGGGAAGATGCAGGGCTATCACCAAAAAAATACCATGATTCTCTTTTCCGAAGCTCAGGCTATCGAACGCCCTATATGGGAACAGTCCGAATCTCTTATGACCGGATCTTTTGTTAAATGGGTGGCTATTGGAAACCCGATCATAAACTATGGCCCCTTTTATGAAGCGTGCCAGTCAACATCTGAATGGCACAGTATACGCCTCGACTGCGAGAAGACGCCTAATGTCATAACCGGGAGGGAGATCATCCCCGGCATGGTCACCAAACGATGGGTTGATGATATGGCCAAGAAATATGGCAAAAATCATCCCACCTATAAGGCCAAGGTAAACGGGATAGCTCCGGCTCGATCTGTCGACGCCTTTATCGAGACGGACTGGCTTGAATATGCCAATGGCACAGGTATGTCCAATTCCAGGATGAATGGGGTTAAAGTAGCAGGCGTGGATATAGCTTCAATCGGCGGGGATAAGACAGTGATCACAAAAAGAGATGGGATGCGGGTAATCAGTGTTGAGAAGTACAGCGGGCGCAACACGATGGAAACGGTGGGAAAGATCGTCGGCCTTTTCAAAGAGGGATACTATCGCGTATATCTTGACGTGACGGGTATCGGGACAGGGGTTTATGATCGGCTGGTCGAGCTTGGTTTTCATGATAAAGCCATCCCGGTTAACTTCGGCGGTAAACCGATTGACGATCAAGATCCGCGAAGCGGAATCAAAAATACGGAAAAGTTTGCTGACTATTCAACTCAGATGTATGATAATCTTGCGGAGCTCATGCAACGCATGGAGATCGGTTTCCCGTTTGATGAAGAACTCAATTCGCAACTTCTGAATCGCCGTATGAAAATATTATCCAACGGGAAAAAGAAGATCGAACCGAAAGACGATTACAAATCTCGCGGGTTCGATTCTCCCGATGAAGCGGATGCGCTCGCTCTTTGTTTCTGTAATGCTCAGCCTCGGAATTATTCTCCGCCTGCGCAATATTTTTATGACGAGGACGAAGAGCTAAGTAAGATTTTCTCGTAAGGGGATTATCATGGACAATGGACATAAGCCAAGGGACATCCGTCCCTCCGTAGATCTAAAAGATTTTGACACCGACACAGAAGACAAACCCACCCAGCCATACAATTTCCAGCTCATCGAAAACGATTACATTCGCAAACTAGAAGAAGACGATGTCCGTCAATTCGCTCTCCCCGGAATAATACCGGGCGCCAAGAGCCAGGAAATCCAGGACGACCCGGACGGAACATGGCGCAATATCACCACAGGATTGCCGGAGGGCGTCATCCCGACCGTCGATGATTTGCGGAAATGGAAAGACGCGAGTTACCAACGATACGAGATCGATCCAAATTATCGCGGGCTGATCGACGGGTTTCTTTTCTTCACCATCGGGCAGGGAATGAAAATATCTCCGCTCGATGAATCACAGGAAGTCCGGGATTATGTCAGCGAGTGGATAAAAATAAACGAGTTCGACGGACGTGATCGGGATCTCGTCGAGAAATTTCTGAAAGCCGGGGAATGCTATGTCCGATTTTTCACCACGGATGCCGATGGCCGCGCAGCGAAATATCCGGCGATGCGTCTTTACAGCTACTGGGAAATAAATAAGATTGTCCGTGATCCGAAGAACAGGGAAAATATTCTTGAATTTCACCGGCCCTATCGAAACAGTAAAGGCGATGCGGATATCGAAATAATCCCAGGCGGCGAAATGATCCATATAAAATTCGGATGCAAAGACGACGAACGCGGAAAACCTCCGTTTGCCTCGATCATGAAGTTCTGCGAATATTATTCCGATTGGTTATTTAACCGTATCGTGCTCAACCGAACGAAGACGGCATTCTATCTTGAGATGATTGTTAAAGGTTCCCCGGCGGACGTGACGACGGCGGATAACGCGACGCCCGATAGCACGCGGGTAGGACGCGGCGGTAAGAAAATAAAACGGATGCCGAAACCGGGAACGGTATTGGTTCACAATGACGCCGTAGAGTACAAATGGCTCTCGCCGGATGTAAAAGCCGATGATGCGAAAGAAGATGGACGCGCCATTCGCATGGCGATTCTGGCCGGGGCCCAATGTCCTGAGTTTTTATTGGGCGATAGTTCTCAAACAAATTTTGCTTCCAGCGTGACAGCGCAAAATCCTTTCGTCAGGAAAATAGAATATCTACAGGATTTTATCGAGTATTACGTTTGCGATATATTCAAATGGGTTTTGAATTATGCGATACAGAATAAATTTCTTCCCTCGATATCGCAAGAGACAATTATGCGCGAGAAAGCTCATGACGTGACGCTCGTTCGACGGATGAAGAAATGGTTTGATTTCAAAGAGGCGTATGACAGCAACGGGAATATCGTCGTCAAAGAAAAAGTTCCGACGAAAATAGATATCGATGTTAACTGGCCGCCGCTCATTGCCCAGAACATGCTGCAGGATTCTCAGGCCTATCAAATCCACCAGGCGATGGGTATCGTCTCGAACGAGACACTTGCACAGAAACTAGGATACGATTGGGAAGATGAACAGCGAAAGATGGAACGGGATGTGAATCAGGCAAAGGCGGATGACGCTGACATTGACGATGAGGAAGAAAAGAGAGACGAGGAAATAAAGAATCCGTTCTTAAAGAAGGAAGCGAATGCTTCCAAGGACGACGAGAAAGAAGACAGCGATGCCGACGCTTGATATTCCTCTCCTAACCCAGAAGATAAGCGCCCGATATCCAGCGGTGCTGGCCAATCCAAAACATAAGGCGGATCTTATCGGCTTGATCAAGAAAGGGAACGAGGACAAGGCCGTTATTTATGCGAAGGATATTCTTGATCGGAAACCAAACCTGAAAGCCCATAATAAGATCGCCGTCGATCAACGATTACAACGGCGAGAGTGGATGATATTCCAAATTGAAGTCGAGAAAACATTGAAAGATATCTACAACACACTGGCCGACAAAGTTAGTAAATTGCTCACCAACGCAGCGGATGATTCCGGTATTATTCCGTTCGCGAAATCAAGACACTTACTGAAGAGGATTCGTGATCTTGTTTATGAATCATATTCGGAAATTACTGTCCTTGTCAAAAGCGCGGTTAGGAAATCAATCAAAGACGGACTTTTCCAAACAGGAGACGCGGCCCAAGTTGGTGCTGATTATGCCCAGGAAGAAACAGATTTACGATTTCCTGACGATCATGTAAATCTGGATTTGGTGGAAGCACCTGTCAAACCTGGGATGTTAAAGACGAGCGGCGTCTTCCAAAAGATATTTAACCGTGTGAAAAAGATGCGGATTGAGAAAGGCCTTTTCCCATTCAAGCCCAGGCCGCGTCAGATCGGCGGTTACGCGACAGGCCAGCCGCTCAGTCGCCTCATCTGGGATGTGCGCCAATCTCATCTGAGTAAGATGCGAACCACGGTGGCCAATGGAATAGCCCAAGGGCGATCCGCCATCTCCGTCGCGAAAGATATCGAGAAATTTACCAGGGCTGGTCTCGCCGCACAAGCGAAAACGATTGGACGAACGTCCATTACTCCTTCCGGCCCTGGGATTTATGCCTCGTCGTATAAGAACGCGCTTCGTGTCGCCCGCACGGAGATGAACTCGGCTTATGTCTCGGCCCAGCTTGAATACGTGAAGCAGAAGGGGTATCAGGTTCAGTGGCATATAAATCCTGAGGCATGCCCGTTATGTGAACCACGAGACGGTAAGATATACGACCCAGAAGATGCAGATATACCTCTCCATCCAAACTGTGTTACGGAAGACACATTAATTTTGACATTGAAAGGTTCAATTAAAATATCAGAATTATGTGCGGGAGATATGGTCTATGGAAAATCTGGTTATCCAAGAAAAATTACGAAAGTTCATAAGAATCGGTTCGATGGGTTTATCTATGATATGAATGGTTTAAAAATCACAGGAAATCATTCCCCATTTCTTTACAAAAGGGGATGGGTCAATGCGGAGAATATCACAGAGAGGGATAAAATATTTAGGGCTGAATCGATTATGGTGGAAAAACACGGGGACGATTTTCCAACCAATTTTCATAAGCCAATCCGCTTTTATAATATCTTGAACTCTTTTTTTTCTGGAATAATGCCATCCGCCGCCATGAATTTCAATACCAGTTTTTTCACTTGGAATCGCAAGATCGATATTAAATTTCCCAACAGCCATGTTGATGATATGGGGGATACTATAAAGATCGAGAAATCGGCTCATTTCAATTTCCCCATGCGTTGGTTTCATATATTTTTCTTTAGATTTCGCCTGTTTGCACAATACCTCATATGGTCTTTTTACGCCCCTTACAGCATCATGGGCGTTTTTAACTATATGGGCACGTTTGGCAGGGCTATACCTTGTCCAGCTCAATTTCCCAGCTTCGGACAAAGATCTCCATCTAAATCCAAATTTCAAAAATCTATCAGTGATACATTTCCGGCTGATCCCTTCGATTTTGGATATATCAAGAATGCTTTCCCCGTTCATATGCCTTCGATGGAAATCATGGACGTTGAATCTGATCATTTTTTTCGACATGGGGACATTCTATATAAGATTGTGCCTGTCAAATTAAAAAAAAATAAGTTTTCTGGTTATGTTTATAATATTACTGTCGATGAAGATGAATCTTATTGGGCCAATCGAATCCTTGTTCATAATTGTTCATGCTGGGTAAGTACATTCATTCCCGGTCTGAGCGAAGAATGAAACCGCAATGCCCGATCTGTGGAGAAGAATTTGATATCGAAGATAGATGCCCGAATGAAGACATTGAAGGGAATCACAGTTAAAGGATAACAAATAGGGTGTTAATATGACCGAAGACAATAGGTGGTGTTTTAAATTTCCTAAACCATTAAGTAAATCAAACACGCGAAAAATGATTGGATTTATTTCCAACGCTATATGGCAATTTTATGAAAAGGTGGGAAACCCATTAACAAAATTAGAAATTCATTATCCAGATGGTTCTGGGGAATCAATGATAGATTGTTTCACTGAGCCCGTAAAAGAAACGGATCAAGACAGATAAGGGATCATAGTTAGATGTGCAAATTCTATGTCGATGTGAAAAACAGGCGCATATTATGCTTTACGAGATCAGAGGATGGGGGAGGCCGAGGTACTACAAAGTTTTCTATTGCCGAGAATGCTGGTTCGTTTATGTCAGGCAAGAGATGAATCCCATTAGAAGACCGGATCGAATTATCATGGATAACGAAATATGAACGGAAACAATCAGGTAAAATTTGACCGGATATTCAAGTTCGTCACGGATCTTGCGGATAGGATCATTCCTCTTCCACAGACATTCATTTCCGATAGTGAAAAGGTTTTCCTGAATGGTCTTGGACAGGATAAAGAAGAAAATGATTATTCCCTCGTCAATAAAATAGTTTATCTAGATCCGGATTTAGAAATGAAGATTGGTGACAAATTAGAAGTTTATTATTGCGCGGAGGTATGAAATGAAAATACGTTTTTCTACTCAAGTTAAAACAGGTAGTTTCGATCTCGGCCTGCACAAACCAGTACGGGTCGCATCGATAGCAAATATTGATTTGACGACCGGCGGATTGTTGACAATTGATGGAGTCACGCTTGTTGCCGACGATAGGGTACTCGTCAAAAATCAAACAGTCGGATCTGAGAACGGAATCTATTCAGCAGAGACGACAGCCTGGATACGAACTGATGATTTCGATGAAAGCGGGGAAATAATTTCCGGTTCTATCATCGCAGTTCAGGAAGGAACGGTTAACGCTGATACCCTGTTTGTCCTTTCGACCGATGGTACGATCATACTGGGGACGACATCGCTCTCATTCGTGAAGACAACCGTCAATCCATCGGATGTCCTTTTCAAATCGAATTGGATTCCGAATGAAATTCCATCCGGCGCCATCAATGGGACGAATGTCACCTTCACGCTGGCGAATACGCCGGATATTATCGTCTCCGTCACGATAAACGGAATAGATCAGTTAGACCCGGATGATTATTCGATAACAGGATCAACGATAACATTGGTTGACGCACCGAAGGGATCTCCGGGAAATCCCGACAAGTTATTGGCCAGTTACTTCAAAGTGTGAGAATAAGATCGTCGCAATTATTTATCCACAAAGACAATGCGAAGGATAATCAAGAATCGAATACATCGTCCAGGAATTGGCAGACGAAACTGGTTCTCTCTTTCACTTCTTACGGGGAGAAATTCATGTTATTTTGGACAGTAGAGGGAAAAGCCATGATCAAAGAGAATGCCGTTATTCAAGTCATCGCCGACGATACGAATGTCATAAACGAGAGCGTTATCCCGAATATGAATTCAGGGGAATATGTTATTAGCACGGGATTTGAATTCGGGAATTTACCGGCAGGTCAGCATACAGCGAAATTGAATTACAAAAGCTTGACTGGGAAATCCGTATCGGTTCGCAATGCCCGTCTTTGGCTTATTGAGAATTGAATATGAATGATCTCGGCGAAGCGATTATCTATCTTGAACAAGCCAGGAAAGAGATCGCCAATTTGGTCGTCGATTTCAATGAGCCGACGGGAATTCAGATCACGAATAATTACAACAAGATTATCGTTCTAAAAAAAATAGACGAAGCGATTTCAATTCTGGAACATGAACCAATCGACGGCTTTATCTTAAGAGAGACAACATCGACGGACAAAATAACAATCTAAAGAAAATGCTTGACATTAAAATTTTAAACACTCATGATTATTGAGAATGCTCAAGAACTTTTATCCGAATTGAGCAGAAACGGATTTTGGGGAGTGGCTGAATTCAGATTCAAGGGAGGCGCCGTCTCTGGCGCGAGGCTGATTCAGACTCTCTCACGGGTGGACGACACTCAATCACTTGTGGTCATCCAGCCGGAAGAAGACGGGCGAATGCCCGGAATCGCATTAAGGGAAAATTATCCTAAGGTCGAAGTTGGCTAACCCCAGCTAGACTAAGCGTTATCGGGAAAAACCCAGGCGCATTAATCGGTTGAACATGTTAAAGCATGTTAACTATGAAGTTCAGGTTAACATGTTTCGACGAATGTCGGTGTTCATCGTGATTAATGCGCTTTTTTATGGCCCGTAAGTTTATGTATGCCAGAAATAAAATATGGACTTTTTAAAAAAACATCAGTTACAAAAGAATTTAATCCGAACCATGATTCGGACGGGAAATTCGGAAGCGGAGGCGCGGGATCAGGTAGCAGCGTCGGGTCTGGCGGTAGCAGTGGAGGGGCATCGGGCGCAAGTTCAGTCGGCGGATCTCCCGGTATTGCTGGAGGATCTGCCAGTGAGTTTTCCTCAGACGAATACAATCAATTTAACCGGCAAGTTCGGCAAACGCGAAGTCCTGAAACCTACGATGCTGTCCAGGATTATCAATCAAGCGCTACTGGATATCAGTCGACAAATTCTTATCTTCGCGGAAGTTCAAGCATGAGTCCAGCCGAACGCAAAGATGCGGATAGAATAACAAAGGGTCTCGATAAAGCTTTTGATAGAGCTCCCGCATTAAATCGAGATATCCTTGTTCATCGCGGTGTTGATGTAGATCGATTTGGAACTTCGAACGCGAATGATTTGGTAGGTAAAACATTAACGGATCGCGGTTTCGTTTCAACATCGGCAACAAGAAATGTGGCTAAAAATTTCTCAAAGAAATCAAATCCGGCGTATATGGAAATATCTGTACGTCGTGGTACAAAAGTTCTAACCCCGAATGGAATTACGAGCTCCAATAGATTCAGGGGAGAAAGAGAAATTCTTTTGAAGAGAAATTCTAGTTTCAAAATAACGGGTTCAAGGAAAGACGGAGCCTACACCGTTATACAGGCAGATCATGTCTCTTGAGAATCGTTTTGATTGGGGACAAGATACCGTTGTATTATCGGACAATGGGAAGGAGAAAAAAATTATGCCATACGATGGCCCTAATGATTCGAAATTGCCGGATCACATAAAGAAAATGCCTGCGAATAAGAGATCCAGATTCGTTGGCGTCTTTAATTCAGCCCATACAAAATGCATGAAAGACGGTGGCAAGGATTGCGAGGCGATGGCCTTTCGGATGGCCAATGGTTCTATGAAAGAGAGTTTCCATATCCTAGAGAAAGCTTCCCATACGGACGTATTCGATTTTAATCGCGCCGAAATATCCGAAGCCACATTCGGAGATACGACAGGCAAGAAAGAGATGGTTGTCACCCTTCTCCGCGAAGGACCTGGAAACAAATTCCACAATAACTACTACACAAGATCCTCTCTTGAGACGGCAATGGGAAGATTGAAAGATAGGCCGAAACAGTATTTCAATCATGCCAAGAATATCGATGACCCGGATCGCGATGTCCGAGACTGGGCCAGCTCGATTGTCGAGACATGGATTGATCATTCTGAAGGTAAATCAAAGCTGAAGGCCAGGGTCAAGGTATTCGACAACTGGCTATGGGAGCGAGCGAAAGTCGCCCCCGATGAACTGGCTGTCAGCATAGAAGGCAAAGGCTCGGGTAAAAGTGAAGTGATTGAGGGGAAACCATATAATGCCATTTACGAAATAGAGAACGTAAACGGTGTTAATTGGGTCGACTATCCTGGTAATGCCGGGATGGGCGTCAATGTTTTAGAGAATAACAAACTGAAAGAGGAGGTCACAACAATGACTGCGAATGAAATTTTAGAGGCGATGAAGGAATTGCCAGCCGATGATCTTAAATCGGTTATCGAATCCAGGCAGGATCTGAAGGAGTTTTTTTTGATCCCACAGAAGGATGAGACAACCGATAAGAAAGTGTCCGAGCTATCCGAGGCCGTGAAGAAGATCAAAGCGGATGCGGAAGCCGAGGCAAAGAAATTGAGTGAAAAACTAGACGCGATCAACGGAGAGAATGCCACGCTGAAAAACAAGGTTGAAGCGCATGAACTGAAAGAAAAAGAGATGGCTAAGGAACGGATGATTGAGAAACTTCTCAAAGATTCCAAACTGAAAGAGGCTCATATTACAGAGACCTTTAAGGCCACCCTCCAGTCCGTCAAGGAATACAAGAAAGACGATGCGGTTATCACCGAGGAAGCCCAGGTTAAATCCTTGATCGAAGATCGGGAAACGGTCTGCATCGGCGAACTCGGATCTCCGAATGATGGCGGCAAGGGTAATCCGTCACCTCTTTCCGAAAAGGAAAAGGTGAAAAACTTCTGTCTGAATATTCTCGGAGAGAATCCATATTCGGATCTTGAAGCAAAAGAAGCGGCAGCGGCAGGTAAGTAAATTTATAGTCCTCGTCACAATGAAACCTTGATCGGGACCGTGAACATGCGTTCACTAGGGAGACGGTTAGTATGAAACATAGTGTGACGTAAGGAGGAGGAAAGATTATGGCAGAAGCAAATTTAGGTTACGCGCACAGGGGTGAAGTCGAGCATCTGATCCCCAAAGCGAGCACGGAGATAACAGCAGGCGATTATGTGGTGATGCCTCGCGAGTCGGACCCGATCAGTCGGGCCGTTCTTGGGGCTGAAACTCGTGTCTCTCCAGTCGGCTCGGCTTACGCCTGTCAATGGGGGGTCGGTGTATCAGACGATGATTTTAATACGAATTATCCTGGTGCGACGCCCTACGCAAGCCCGGCGGCGAATCAATCGATTGACATAATTCGTAAAGGTGTTGTTCGGTTTCGAATTATCCAGACATCCGGGAAAGCCGGAGATAATGTGGTTTATTCCAGTGGTGGAACCGGGGCCCAATTGTACAAGCTAAATAATTTTCGC